TTAAACACTAAGTCATTATTAAATTTATCTTGGAATATAAGTCTTGCTGGGAAATATACAGGTGTTGATGATCCTGACCCCCATGCACCTCGTGACCAAGCGCCTGCACCCCAACCATAACCTGCTGTTACTGTAGCAAAACCTGTAGTAATTTGACATGCAATACTAATACTTGTACCACCTTGACTTGTTGTGGTGCTTGAAGCGGCTGTGGTTACAGTGATAGTAAATGTTGTGGAGTCAACTACTGTGACTTCATGCTCTGCGTTAATTTGAGCAATCGGTATACCACCTATAGTAGGTCCTGTAGCGCCACTTATAGTGACATAGTCACCTGTAGTTAAACCATGTCCAGCTACTACAAGCGTAACGACTCTAGAAGTGTTAGTGGTGTTAATACAATTATTTGTAGCAGGGGAAGTAAGGGTAGTTCTTAAAGGTGTAATATCAACTATCTGCGTACCATTAAGCACGTACATCTTAACATTAGTGCCTACGCCCGTTAAATCATTTGTATCTGTAGTAGACCAATTAAATAAACTACGAGCAGAACCTACATAAGCTACTTGGTTTTGTACAACCCAGCCACCTATTTTTTCAGGAAAGCCTGAACGAAAGCGAACTTTATCCATGTCAAACCAACTACCTTCAGAGGCATAATTAGTCTGATCTCGATTTGCTCCTGGTTTAAATACTAGTTTACTTAATGGCATTATTTACCTTCAAAGAGTGCTTTCTCATCTAATCTACGGATTTGTAGACCTCTGAGTATTTTACCACCTGCACGACAATATTTCACTAACGATTCCATAGCCGCCTTTTTATCGCCGCGTAGAAGCGCTTGACGGAGTGTTGAACGCTGAAAGCATCCAAGGCCCAAATTGAAGCAAAAACTAATAATAGCGTCAAATTCATGTTGTCGAAGAGGCACGTTAGGTAACATCTTATGTACTCCCAACTCGAAGCGACGTAAGTCTGATTTAAGAAGTCCATCTATTTCTTCCTGTGAAAAAATTCTATTCCAAGATTCAGGCAACGATTTACCGTCCCCGATAAGATGACCGACACCCACAGTGAACAGATTAGCAGGGCAACGGTAGGGACGATTACGCACACCTTCATGATGTTTAATAAGAGCAATACCAGCTTTTGATACATTCACTTATTTCTTTTCCCAAGTTCTTGAACCAAAGTAGAATCCAATAATTGATGCTACGATAGCCATTTCATCTGTTGAAAATACTGTATCTGAAGCTGTTACAAAGTCTACACCTGATGACATAGCCCAGAATAAAGTTACAAAGTTTATAAGCACTAACTCACCTACAAAAATAAATGCCACTACGGGTCTAACCATTGCATTCCAATTACGTACTGTAGGAGAAGCAGATTCTACTAATTTTTTATCGTGATCATATAAAGCTTGACGTTCTTGAGCGTACGTTTCTGCGTACGTACCTTCTAATTCAATAGCTGCTATTTTTTCTTGAGCTACAAAGCCTTTCTCTGCCATAAGCAAAGCTTGTGCATTTTGTAATTGAGCCATTTCTCTTTCATGCTTTTGATCACCACGTTGTTGAAAGAACCCTAATATATTAGGTAGCCCCGCAGTTGCGAAGCCGAGAATCGAGGAGAGTATAGATAACATATTAATTATTCAATGGATTTACCATTGCCTTTCGTAGTTGTTTCATTTCGTCTTTAACGTTTGTCACTGTGTCTGTTACTTTGTCTGCAGTACTTTTAGCTACGCTATTAGCTTCAATAGCACGACCATAAGCTTCGTTTGCTTTTTCAAGAGCTCGGTTGTTAGACATCATCACATCAACTAATTGACGCTCAGTAGAACGTGATCTATCTTCTAAAACTATAATACGAGTCTCAACAGAGCTCATCTTTTTTACTTCCTCAATCGTCGAGGTCAAATCGTTGAAGAGGGTTATCCCGTAATATACTGCGCCACCTATTGGCACTAGCACTGATAAGATAAGTCCCAGTATCATTTGCGCTGATAAATTCAAGGAGTATGTTTTGTTGTCGTCCATATTCTTGTTCCTGTATAAGTTTAATTGATTCTTCTATCTGCGCTTGCTGCATATTGTAGCCTGCGTTTAAAAGCTGCATCGACATTACGATGCCAAAACCTGGTACTATTTCCTTTCCTTTAGGCACGTCAACGCCTTTAGGATTATCTTTTTTATCTGTACCCGACGTCGTCGTAGTACCTGCGGGGCTTGATGCAGATGTCGTTCCACTTGCCTCGCTTTTTACTGTGGCTACCGAAGTAGCTGGTGTTTCCGGTGTTGTCGTTGTCAATGCAGTCATGTCCTGTACAATTACAGGTTCTGGCGGGATGATGGGCGCAGTTGTGACTTGGTTCAGTACGCTGTTCGGATTCGTCGGGCTTATCGGGCTGATTGGCGATGCCGGATTGTTTAGGTTTGTCGACGTCATCTTGCAAGTATTGTATATTTCCAACCAAGTGGTCCAAGTTGGAGAACCATACGGATCCGAGCAAATTGAAGTTCTTTGCTCTTGTGATAATCCTTCGAAGCCAGGTGAACATGTTAGTGTCCTCGTTTCAGTGCTTTGTACACACGTTGGAGGATCTGGCGTACAGTTGTTAGAAGATGTTGTCCACCCTGTCCAAGACTGTGAAGTACATTCATAAGACCTAGTTTCATTAATGGCACCTGATTGATTAATTGGGCAACTAAGTGTTCTATATTCGACTTGAGGGCTACACACTGGAACTTGATATATTGAGCAATAAGGGTCATTCGGTCTATACCAACCGCAATAATGGTTCTGCAAAGCGTCATCATTTGAGATGCCGTCGCAAGACATAGATCCAGGAATGATGTTACCTTGGCTATCAGGCTGGAAATTACAGTACCAAGCATACGCATTACTCCTTAGTAGCAGGCAAAGCAGGAATATTATAATCCTCGCCATATAGTTTTTTAAACCTTTCGGGATTACGTTGGAACCAAGCTTTTTTAGCAGCTTGACCTACAGAGCCGCCCATAGGACAAGGTGAACCACTCATCTCCATCGCGTCCCATACTTTTGGATCTTGGCATAGCACCGATACGGCAGCCACTTTAAGTCCTAAATCGTTGAGGGTTTTAGCAAGTTTGATTTTGACGCAGTTCTCATCAAGTAAAACTGTACCGCCTGATAAAGATATAAAGCCTAAATTACCAGCAGCACTAATTGGCACTGCACAAACATCTTGTGAAAACGCAGACATACTAGGTGCCATAGCAGAAGGAACTGGCATCCCTTTTTGATTTATTGTTGTTGTTTCAGCGTGAGCTTGGTGTATAAAAACAAGCAAACAAAGTGTAATTAAGATTCCAAGTAAAATTCGCATAATTCAAGTTATATTCCTTAAACAGATTTAGGGATTGAACGTGGGTCTTGTTCGCGAGTCCACTTTTTTAACGGACATTCAGCTGCATGTATCCTAAGCTTAAATTGTAGGATACAACCACATTCCACACATATACCTTTTGCGCGTTTTTCACACGGTTTACATAATTTATAGCGCTTATTATACAGCTTATCTTCAATAAAATCAGAGAAAATATTGCTCATAAGACTACCTAAATAACGGGCCCACCGCCCAGCACACTGCTGTATATCGAGTTCCAGATACTACTGGAGTTACTCTATGCGATAAGAAAGAAGGAAACACAATTACATCACCTGCTTTAGTTAGCAAGTTTTCCTTATCGACAGCTTCAATCTGAAGACATCCACCTTCAAATTCACTACTATCATTTAACAGCATTACAGCCGTTAGTTTTCTTTGTTGATTGTCCTCATTAGGAACAGCTGTATCTCTATGCCAATCATAATGGCAATCTTTACCATATCTACCTATTTGAGCATCTTGGAAATAATCTATAGCATAGTTCCACCCGGCACTCTTATTAGCTCTTAAAGTAAAATTCATCAACGTACCACTCATAGGGTGGTTATTATCACAAAAAATAATATCGGTATCTCTTACTTTAGGATCATTTCCTGCGCCAGCTATAAAATTTTTTGAATAAGTACCCTTTTGGCTTTTATTCCAATCTAGACTATCTATTACATACTCACAAAAACTTTTATCTACTACACTGTCCCAACACCAATAATAATTAGCTAACAAAATTTAACCATCCTGAAATAACATATTTATCTTCATTACTTAGTACTGGATTACCCCTATGCACGTGCGTAAAGTATGCAGGAAATATTACAATAGTGCCTTTTTTAGGTTTAACGCGTATTCTTTGTTCAAGAAATTCAGTCTCTCCACCTTCTGCTATATCATTTAAATATATAACAAACGTTGTTACTCGATCAGAGTACTTAGGGTGAACCTCACAATGAAACTGATAATACGCTGCTTTTTCTTCATACTTATATTTTTGAATATTTAAAGCAGTAACTTTATGTGTAGCTGTATAATCTTTAACGCCGACATAAGCCTCCCCATATAAAGCATACACTTCCATGATGCTGTCAATAACAGCTTTGTTTACATCAAACAAATTAGGAAAAGCCATGATATTTAAATCTTCACTTCGTTTGCGGAAGGTATCTACTCCCCCTCCTGTCATCCCTTTATTTGTTACCCCTAAGGCGGAATGTCTTTCAAATTCATTTAATAATACATCACATAGTCCAGGATCAAGGGCATCTTCATATATCCCTATAAACTGATTGTGCGTAACTTTCATTCAAGGTCCTTTGTTTTATATGCAATATTATATCTATACGCTTTAGCCGCGCTAGTAGGCGCTCTTCCTGTATGTAAGATTCTTGGGTCAAAAAAAATAGCTCTATTAGGTTTAAATATAGAAGCTACTTGTATTTCTTTTTGAGCATTAATAAATAATGTCTCTCCTCCCCACGACAAATCCCATTGAGTGTTCGGATAATATAGCATAGTTATGCCAGGAAAACTAGTATCTACATGTTCTACACAAACAGTATCTTTAGTACATAAGTTAATATAAACACGTTCTATTTCGGTCTTTATATTAAGTTCTTTTAAAGTATCATTAAATGCTTTAGTTAAAGGCAGTGAGTTTACTTGGTCTGTAGTTAGATTAGATACTAACCTAGGAGAGAAAAGTTCATGATGTGGACTAGACGTATGTTCAGATGAATAAAGACTTTTAGCACAATATACATGCATTTGTTCATGTTCATAAGGCAATAGAAAGTTATCTATTACCCAGATAGGTAGTCCGTCGACTAAAAAAGATGGATTCATTACCAGCTAATTACTACGCGCCCAGGGCTACCAGCACTACCAGACGGTGCAGCGCATTGAGTACTTCCATTACCTCCGCCTCCACCACCACCAAAACCGCCAGCACCTCCATTACCCCCTCTAAATAAAGGGTCAGGACCGCAGTTACCAGCGCCTGATCGACCACCTGATACACTACCATTGCTTCCATTAGTACCGCCTGATGAAGCATTGCCTCCAGTACCGGCAGATCCACTACCACCATTGCTTCCATTATTACCAGCACCGAGTGAGGCTATAGCGCCTACAGCTGCTGCACCACCACCACCAGCGCCGCTCCCAGCTGAATTTGTTCCGCTTGCGCCTGGGCCACCAAATCCGCCACTTGACACGTTTACAGAGTATGAAGAACCACCTGATACAGCAAAGTTTCCTGATACAGTGCCCGCGCCACCGCCACCGCCACCACCACCCCAGCGGCCACCAAAATCATTAGCTTGTCCACCACCGCCGCCACCGCCACCGCCACCTTGGAGAGACACGTTAATAGCATTAACGCCTAATGGCGTTGTAAAGGTACCTGATGTATTGAATGTCTCTGAACCTGGACCTGGGTATCCGGAATGTACATCTTGCCAAACACCTGCATCTTTTACATAAACTTTACTAGCTTCTGTCCAAGTACCAGATAGTTTTGTATAAATGTTTGTAGCTAGTCTGAATGAGCCGCCGTCTTTAGGGTATGTAGGCATTATGTGTTACCTTTCAATAATAATTTAATAAACAGTTTAATTCTACCAACCAAGTTTTGTTTTATTATATATGTTGGTCTAGGAGGATAAACTACAAACAATGGGTTCTGCCCTGCATATTTTTGAGGTAAATCCCTTAACTCTTGTCTATATTTTTTCCAGGCTCTTTTTTCTTTCCATGGTAGTTGACAGTCTTCTAATTGAGTCCAGTCTGATTCTACCAAATATATTTGGCGTTGGTTACGAACATCATTCCATCTTAATCTAATAGCATAATCAGAGTTATGATCGTTCATGTCTCCTTCAGGCTCTTTAAATGACTTAGTAGTATAGTCATATGACCAGTATTCATCTGGCTGAGGAGTTACATTAGTTATATCTATAAATAAAGAAGAGTATGTAGGTACCGGCACAAAATTGCACTCAAAAGGTTTTCTACAATACCCTCCATTTACTTCAACTATTTTCATTTATTAAACCTTAGGGATCGCTGCCTTTATCGCTGTAATTTTATCTAGAGCAGCTTGTGTTTCAGCGGGTAATGCAATACCAGAAGATTGAATAAATGCCCAAATAGCAGCGAATTGATCGTTATATTTTAATTGGTCGTAATATGCAAAAGTACGTTTATCTTTATAAGTTTTACCTACAAATTTAGCTTGTGCATCGTCCCAAATAGAATCAGGAGTAACTGAATTACTAAAATTTTTTGAATTAAGTTGCTCGCGTGTTATTTCAATATCATCAGAATTTAATTGGCTACTTAGTTTAGCTCCACTAGTAACTTTATCTGCAGCGACATAACATACTTCAGGGTCTTCTACTATAACTGTATTATCTTGAATAAATGATTCGGGTTTCTTTTCATATTCAGTTAAGAAGTTGGCCAAATACTCCGCGTTATCCAATAAGTTTAGTTGCTGTTCAATTTTTGAAATCTCATCCGCAGTCAGTGCTTCATATACTAAATTACCGTCCGCGCCAGGAATAACTTTTCGAACATGGTTAGTTTCTGGTTCATAATATAAATAGCTAAAACTAATGCCCAATGAAGGGAACCCAGTTAAGTTATAAAATGTTGTATTTACTTTTACTTTAATCTCGGTCGGAGATATAACTAAGAGTGGTTTGTTTGCATTAACGTTTAAATCATCCATATAGTGTCCTTATTAATATTTATACCAGATATCGCCGTCAGATCCACCTGTTGGAGAACCTGTTGAAACTGTTCTAGCACCAAAACCGTTATAGCCTGAAGTTGGAGTTAAAGTGATTGTACCACTTCCATTTGTCACAGTCACACCTGTACTTCCAGTAAGTGTAGATTTAGCTAGTGTATTACCTGTCGTATTACCTATAAGAAGTTGGCCATCAGTATATGATGTTTGTCCTGTACCGCCTCTTGTTACTGGAAGGGCTGTTGTAAATCCTGTAATATCTGCATCCCATGATGCCGCATCTGTACCAGTAGTTAATATACAAGTAAGAACAATAGTTGTATTAGCCGTAGCCGTAGCAACCAAATTAGCGCCCGACGAGTTTATAGTTACGTTTCCGCTAGAGTTATTATGTATTATAAATTGTTGGCCTTGAATCAAAGTAGATGTTACGGGCAATAATACAGTTTGCGTTGTTGAGCCTGTAAAGAATTGAGTTGCGGTGCTAGTTGCAGTAAGTGTTGTTGTAGTTGCTGCTGTTGTAGTCGTTGTATATCCTAATGTAGCAATAGTAGCCGCGCGTAATGATGTAGCTCCTATACCGCCTTGTGCTATTGAAAGAGGAGTAGTTAAACCTGACAATGACGTAATGTTTGAGTTAGCCCCTGATGAAGCATAAGTAACGGCCTCAACCACATTAGTACCATTATTAAATACGAATACGGCTTGACCAGCTGGAACTGCAACACCTGTACCTGTTGTATTTTTAACTGTAACTGCGTCAGCTAAACCATTATTAATCAGATAAAGTTTTTCAATTTGGCAACCAGAACCTAAAATAAGCTGTCTAGCTCCGCCCGATGTACCTGTTAGATTAAGTCTTAGATTACGTGCTGTCTGAGAAGCATTTGTATCTGTAAGGGTAATTGTAACATCAGCACTAGAGAAAGCCACATCAGCAGAACCTGTAATAGCTTCACCGAGCGCGGCATTACCTAAGTTATTATTAGTTGTTGTTCCCCACGTACCAGACTGTTCGCCCGTAGCTATGAGTTCTATTTTTAGATCTGAATATGTACTTGCCATAATAAATTCCTTTTTAGTTTGCTATATTTTACTACAAATTGTTCTTTTTATGCCGCTATTTGCGCCCATCCGGGTGTTTGTGCTGTATTTATTATATTCCAATTTGGGTTACTTATCGTAGCCGTACCACCAACTAAGGTTAAAGTGCCTTTTGGCGGGGTTATTACCCTACCTGTAAGTACGTCTGGTCTTATACCTACCAGTGCTGCAGCACCTACACTTGGTGTAACTACATTACCGGTTACTGCGACGCTCGGGGCTGATCCTAATAATAATGATGTGCCAGTAGGTGTAATTACCTCACTGCCTACAACTTCAGGTGCTGCTCCTACAAGACTTAGGCTTCCTGTATCAGGCATTGGGTACACATTATTTTGTGTTATAACATCTGGTGCTATGCCTTGTACATTTAATGCACCTGTAACAAGCGGTATTACTGCGCCACTTACTAATATAGGCGCTATTCCTTGAACAGTTGCACTACCTACATCAGGTGTTATTACTTCACCTCTTACTACAGTAGATGCTACACCCGCTAGTAATGAAGCCCCTACACTAGGTGTAATTATATTTCCACTTACTACAACACTTGGTTCAGATCCTACTAATACAGACGCGCCTGTCGGGGCAAATATTTTGCCATCAACTAAGTTAGGTTCCTGCCCTACTATAGAGACAACCCCTACTGAAGGCGTAACAACTTCCCCGTTAACTAGTGAAGGTGCAAGGTTACCTCCCCACGCATCTAAGCCCCATCCTCCATCGCCCCAATTAAACGCACTATAAATAGCACCGGTTAACGGAGTAATTACACTGCCTGCTGGTATAGTAGGCGCATATCCTTCAACACTTATATTACCTACAGAGGGCTCAATAAAGAACTCTCTAAATAGATCAGGTGCTAACCCTTGTACTGATACAGTACCAACACTAGGTGTTAATATAGTTCCTGATAATAAGGTTGGTGCATCGCCTAGTAGTGCTAATGTTCCAACATCTACAACAACATTAAAAGTTCGTTCTACTGTCGGAGCAAATCCTAATAAAGCTACTTCCCCTACACTAGGGTCAATAACTTCACCTTCGCCAAACCCGGCAGAGCTCCAGGTTCCTCGTCCCCAGCCAGTTGTTACAGCCATGACTAGACTCTTAAGTTAAGGTAAAGATGCCGGTAGCAGCAGGTAAAACTGTTAATGTATTTGGTGATGTAACAGTAAATTGACTAGATGATAATTGGCAGAAACATAGTAATCTACCAGCAGTAGCGCCAGTTGAGTTACGTAGAATTGCGTATTTAATGTTAGTCAATGAAGCACCAGAAGCTGTAAATGCTAACCCTACTGAAGACATTGTGAACTTCATTTGTTTCGCTGAAGCACCTACTGTCCAGTACGCTGTTGCTGGTACTAAATTTTTACCGCCTGTTACATATCCACCTGTTGCAGCGATTTCATTTGTTATTTGCGAATAAGCAGTTAAAGTAAATGTTGATGCATTACTTGCACTTGTCGCTAATACCATTTTGAATACGCCAGCTCCTAGAGTGATCGTTCCGTTACCTATATATTTTTTGGCACTATTATATAATTGCCATGCTGATGCAGCCATATTAAATCTCCTTTAAGTCGGCGTATGAGGCGCCTGTTTCTAAAATATGATGGAGTAACCCACCATAGATGTTTAATTCTATTTCATCTCCTAGCATGCGAATCAAATCAATAAATTCTTGTGCTTGAGAGATCATCCACGGATTGCAGCTGAATATTTTCCCGCCCACGTTTACGGGTATGACCGGCTGTCCATCATTTTCTTGTTGCTCATATGCATGGTGAACTTCTTTATCACTTAAACAAGAATCACATCCAAAGAGATGAAACTGCTTAAACCCTAACATTCTAAATAATGGTATTGTTCTTAAAAGGACTGTAGATCCTCCTGGAACCGGATACCATGTTTCATAATGTTTAGCTAATATGCCATTTAGCAATTCCGCGCTTGTATGCCATATATAAGTTCTGTCTTTTGGAAGCCCATCAAACACAGTAGGGTCACATTGAGAAGCAATAAAATACTTACAATGATCTACTACAGGTTCAGTAAATCGTACATTGAAAGGTCTAGCGTCTACCATAACCATAGCAGAAGGCGTAATACCATTATCAAGGCACCATTTATAAGCCCCATTAATTGCGATTAGTTTAACACCATCAGCCCTCTTTTGTCTAATGATTTCAAGGTGTTCATTCAATGATGGCCCACCGCCCACAATCATAACTTCTTGTTCATTCGTAGGGTAAGGTTGAACTTGCATAAAACCCCTTTGAATGTTGTATTCTACGTTTGCTTTGATAGTTTCTTCGTCAGTATTGATAACACCTCTATCAACGACGTCTTCACCTTTCATCCAGGCGCTTACATAAAACAAACAATACCCATCAGCCTTTTTAGACCAATGAATAACACAATCTCGTTCATTAAACTTCTTTAGCCACCACTCATATGGGTGTACACTTAAATGAAGCTTATGCCCTACCACTTTACCCATTAAGTCATCTTCAGTAGCAATCTGAAAGAAAACATGCTGGCAAGCAGCTAAACAATTATCTAATACTTTATCTACATGATGAGGCCTAATATGCTCCATCACATCCGTACAAAATCCATAAGCTGCTTTAACAGGTAAAGGTTCAGATAAGTCTGCCTCTACAAATCGCATAGCATGCTTCTGTGTTTCTAACATCGGTCGAATATCTTCGTCTAAACAATTATCTGCGAAGTCAACCATAGTGACATTTAAGCCACCGAAAAAAGCTAAGTTAAGAGAGCCACGTCCTGTGCCACATCCTAAGTCTAATACTGACGCCCCTTTAGGAGGTCTAGCTTGATTCAAAAATTCTTGTGCAATGAGTTCACCAGGAGCTACTGCTCTATACTCCGGTATGTCCCACATCATTTTATATAAATCTTTTTCTAACGGTCTTACATTACTTACTTTAACTTGCGGTGCTTCTGAAAATACAGAAGATACTGTTGTCATTTATGTGATCCTTATAATTGCAGCGCTTGATGTAGACGCCGGGAATGTTACTGTAAAAGTTTGATTGGTCGTAGTTTTAGTACTTCCAAAATTTAGTATTGCCACTGCTTTGTTACCTTGAGTGCTATTATATATCAAAGCACCGTCTGCTGAAAAGGTAGCATTAGCCCAACTTGAATTTTCAAAGTTTAACCATGCCACTGTCTCAGTATTCGTTGAAGTAGGCGCTTGAGATATAACAAGAGTATTACCCCCTGCTACATAGCCTGTACCTGTAACTTCATCCTGTGTTGTATATACTGTTGTTGTAGAGTTAAGCGTAGCTAATGTACTATATAAAGCTATTTTAAATGTATCCGCCGCAGTAGTTGCACGAATAACGCCTACACCAAAATTATGTATACCATCTAAGATTTCAACTTTAAAACTTGTTGCTAGTGTTTGTCCGATTGCCAATTTAGTTTCCTTTATTGAACTGGGTATCTAACTTGACCTGAGCGGTATGCATC